CCGAGCTCAGTGCCGGCACCGCCGACACCGGCCTTGCATTCGGCCGCCGCGAGCTCAAGCCCGAGCACGTGGCAAAGCGTACCAAGATCAGCCGCCGACTGATCCAGATATCATCTGCCGACATCGTCGGCGTGGTGCTCCGAAACCTCGGCTACAAGTTCGGCATCACCGGCGAGAAGGCGATGATGACCGGCAACGGCAGCGGCCAGCCATTGGGTGTTTTCTACGCCAGCTCGACGGGCATCCCCACGGCTCGAGACACGGCCGAGGACATGGGCGCCACGACCATCTCGGCAGACGGCATCATCAACCTGCACATGCACCTTAAGCCACAGTACCGCCAGCGTGCGTCGTACATCATGCACACAAACATGGTCAAGCAGGTGCTCAAGCTCAAGGACAAGGACGACCAATACTTGTTCCGTCCCTCCATGCAGGCCGGTGTTCCGGATCTGCTCAACGGCCGTCCGCTCTACGAGAGCGTGTACGCGCCGAGCGCTGCCGCTCCGGGCGCATACGCCGCTATTTTTGGCGACTTCTCGTTCTATGCGATCCAGGACTCCTTCAACATGGAGATCCTGCGCCTTGACGAACTGTTCGCCGGCACCTACCAGGTGGGCTACGACGGCCACTTCTGGACAGACGCCATGCCGATCCACGGCGAGGCCTTCTCCCGCCTGAAGTTCGCAACAGGAAGCTGACCATGAAGATCCGCATGAAGGAACTGTATGCGGCGCCCGGCGCCGTGTACGAACGCGGCAAGGAATATGAGCTTGATGTCACGCTCGCATCGACCCTCGTACGCCTCGACCTGGCTGACCAGGTCGACGGCGTCGAGGAGGGCGCGGAACTGGATCTCGACACGATTGATGCCGCCGCCGACACTGACACGTACGGCGCGCAGGAAGATCAGGACGCATCCGGCCCAATCGATTCTGCCGTTCCTGATGAGTCGGAGCCTGAGGAAAAACCGAAGGCACCGAGAAAGGGCCGATAAATGGGTATGGAGTTCCAGATCGCCGAAGGTCAGACGACGGCGCCACTCGTAAGCAAAGAGGAGGCGCGTCAGCGGCTTGGCGTGACCTGGGCAAACTCGGCGCTTGACGCCGAGATAGTAGGACTCGCAACTTCCGCCGAGAAAAAATTCGAGATAGACACGGGCCGTATGATTGCACAGCGAGAGGTGGTAGCCACCTGTTGCCGGCCATACGGCCCTTATCTCGAGATTCCGGTGAGCCCTGTGCAGATCGTCACAGCGGTCAGCTACAAAGACTCCGCCGGAGAAACACAAGAATGGCCAACCGATAGCTGGCTTGTCGACTACAGGTTTGCGCTTCCCAGGCTCAGACCAAAACCCGGAATGGGGTGGCCCGATGTCATGTGCTGCACACCTGATGCGTTCAGCATCGAGCTTGTTGCCGGCTATGAAGATGACGAGCCGGAATATGAGCTTTCACGGACGGCCGTACTCATGCTCGTGCAACACTGGTTTGATAACAACATAGTCAGCACGCTTCACGTGAACACCGTTCCGATGGCCTACGAAACCATAGTTTGGAACCTTAAGCTGCCAATGCTATGAGGGGTCAGACTGACAGCGGCCGCCTCCGGATACCTGTGACCATCGAGCAGTCGGCGGTGACCGTGAACGACATGGGCAACGAAAAGTACACATGGACCACGTTCGCGAGCCTGAACGCGGCCGTGATGCCGCTTCAGGCAAAGGACCGTTTCGAACAGATGGTAGTGCAGAACCGCATCGAGGTCAGGCTCCGTGCCAGATACTACCCCGGCATAACAACCGCCATGAGGGCCACGGTAAAGGGCAAGACCTACCGGATACACAGCGTGGCCAACCACGATGAGCGTGACAGGTGGATGGAGCTGTTCCTGTCAAGATATGAAGGAGAATCCTGAATGAGAGTGTTCCTGGAAATCGACGATAGACAGATCGAACGCATCCGCAAGGAGAGCGACGAGTGGAAAGCACACAAGGCACGTAACCTGAAAAAGATCATCAAGGCCAGCGCCGAGAATATTCGCAAAGGAGCCGAGCAGAACGCGTGGCCTCGGCGCCGAAGCGGTGACATGGTTGAAAGCATACGCGTGCACCAGAAGTTCAACGGCGCCAGACAGGACGTCAGGGTAGGTAAATACTACGGATTCTTCGTGGAGCACGGCACATCCCGAATGCAGGCGCGTCCGTTCCTACGCCCGGCGATACAAGACGAGGAGCCAAATTTTGTGAGGGGAATAAAGACGGAGATCGACAGAAAATGAAATCTGCGCTACCAGCTATACAGAAGGCCGTCGTGGCAAGGATCAAGTCGACCCTCGAGAGCTCCTTTTCAGGGCTGAAGGTCCGCGCCAATCTTGGTGACACCACCCAGCCACCCTACGTCCTTGTGGGTGAGGGAGAGGAGACCGATTGGAGCACGACCAACTGCGAGGGGTCTCAGGTGTATACAACGCTTCGCGTCGTGAGCCTCGAGCAGGACCAAAGCCTGGCAATAGCCAGCAAGGTCACGGAGCTGCTCACAGACCGGAACAGCGAGTACATGTCGCTTAGTGACAACGCATACCTGGTAACATGGCGCCTTGACACCAACAGGGCGTACAGCTATGCGCGCGAGGAGGACAAGAGACGAGTATACGAGGTCATGATGACCTTCGCATCCCACGTGGGAAGAACCTAAACCCGAACCGACAACCAACAAGAGAGACACCAAAATGGCAGCACCATCCACAATCCAACACGGCGCGTCGTTCGCGCTGTTGCTCGGCGCCCAGGTACTGGCATCCCGCCAGGGCGGGACGCTGAGCCTTGACTTCGAGAACGCCGACGTCTCCGATGCCGACGGCGCATTCTGGGTCGACCGTCTGCACACCCTTAAGAGTTGGGGCGTAGACTCCGGCGCATGGTACGTGAACGACGCGATCAAGATCAACGGACAGCGTTTCCGTATCGAAATTGAGACGGCGCCTGCGACATGGACAGAACTCAAGTGCCGGACCGCCCAGAGCTTTTCGCTGTCAATGGCAACGCTTGAAACCACAAGCACATGCACAGGGGAAAACTTCCGAGAGTATATGCCTGACAAGCGCAGCGCCTCTATCTCGACGACGATCATGTACTCTGACTACGAAGACGCGGCCCGGACGGCGCTCAAGAAGATCTTCGACGACAGCCTCGCACAGCTCAAGGTCAAAGTCCGCTTCCGAGACACGGTATCAAACGGCATCACCTTCGAGGGTGACTTCATATGCACTGGCCTGCCGCTTGAGGCCAGTTACGACCAGCCTGCAAGTGTGGCAATAACACTCGATAGCGCAGGCGTGGTGACCAAGACCGGAGGCACGGACCTGAGCACCAGCCTCGACACGCTGCTCGACGCATTCTTCGCAACACCGAGCACGCCGCTATCCGTGGTTTTCGGTACCGACATCACGGACGCCACAATCTTCACCGGCGACGCCTATCTCACCCAGTTCGACATCACGGCCGACTTTGACGTGCCGGTGCAGGTGAGCATTGCGCTGCAGGGTACTGGCCCGTTGACGCCGGATCAGAACACGGCTAGCTGAGGTTCCTATGGCTGAAAACATGAAGGAACAGTACATCACGCTTGAAGGCGTGAAATACCGGCTACGGTTCAAGTACCGGGGTATAGAGTACGCAGAACGGCAGCTGGGGACCACATTTCCCCAGCTGCTGATCCGTATCGGAAACTCCGGCGGAGCCGTGACCGCCAACGAGTGGGTGACGCTGGTCTTTGCAGGCTTGCTGCAGGACAGTCCTGACCTACGACGGGAACAGCTGGAGGAGGCTTTCGACTACGCCGCTATCAAGGAGTGGGCCCCTGCGATCGCCGAGGCCATGAAATCGTGCATGCCGGCGGCGGAGACGCCAAAAAAAAAGCCGGCAACGGCGAGAGGGTAGAATGGGACATCGGGGAGCAGCGACGGCAGGCCTACGCCATGCTGGGACTTCTCCCCGACCAGTTCTACGACCTCGACCCACACGACCTGTACGAGCTGCTCGGCGCCGCCGTCGAGAGGCGAAAATACGAGCGCAGCCTGCTGGCATGGCACGCCGTGATCGTCGTGAATGGGACGGGCAATCGCAAGAAGCCGCTGACCATGGCCGACGTGCTCGGTGAGGGGCACGCACGCGGCCGTGACGCGGCCGCCGAACAGAATGAATATACCCACCACCAAGTGCTCGAGAGGCTGGGCCGGCTCGGGCGATTGGCTAACTAAGAACCGACGCCATGAGCCAATACTCCATCTTCGCCAAGCTCGGCCTCGACATGAAGGACTTCGAGGCGGGGGTAACCGAATTCCAGAAGCAGATGCGCGGCATGGCCCGCGAGATGCAGCAGGCAAGCAAGGAGTGGGCTGGCCTTGACAAGGTGGGCAAGCAGCTGTCTGGAATCGGCGAGAGCCTTTCAAAGAACGTGACCCTGCCACTGGTGGCGATGGGAGCGGGAGCTGCAAAAGCCGCCGTAGACTTTGAGAGTGCGTTTGCGGGCGTGCGAAAGACTGTCGATGCCAGCGAGGCTGACCTTGCAAGGCTTTCGGCCGGCATTCGCCAAATGGCGCTTGAGGTGCCGGCCACCGCCGAGGAGATAGCCGCCGTGGCCGAGGCTGCCGGCCAGCTCGGCATCAAGACCGAAAACATCCTGGGCTTCACGCGGACCATGGTGGATCTGGGCGTGGCCACAAACCTGACGGCCGACCAGGCTGCCACCATGCTGGCGAGGTTTGCCAATGTGACGGGTCTGCCACAGGAGGAGTTCGACCGGCTCGGGTCGACCATCGTGTCGCTCGGAAACAACTTCGCCACGACGGAAGCGGAGATCGTGGAGATGGGGCAGCGACTCTCAGCAGCTGGAACAATAGCCGGCCTGAGCGCCCCCGAGATCATGGGATTCGCCGCCGCCCTGACCAGCGTGGGCATCAATGCCGAAGCGGGCGGGTCTGCCTTCAGCAAGATGTTCGCAGAGATCAACAGCTCTGTGATGACAGGCGGCTCACAGCTCGAGAAGTTCGCCCAAGTGGCAGGCATGAGCGCGCAGCAGTTCGCCACGGCCTACCGTGACGACGCGGCCGGGGCAATAACCACCTTCATAGAAGGCCTGAAGGGCATTATGGACAGCGGCGGCAACGTGTACGCCACACTCTCCGAGCTTGAGGTGCAGGAGATACGCATGCTCAACGCCATGCTATCCACCGCCGGTGCCGGAGACCTGCTGGCCGACGCCATAGACAACGCCAACCGGTCGTTCGAAGAGAACACCGCCCTGACCAAGGAGGCCGAGCAGCGGTACGCAACCACGGCCAGCCAGATGAAGCTGCTCTGGAACGGCATCAAGGAGCTTGGCTACCAGTTCGGGGAAATTCTTCTGCCTGTTCTGGGCAGTATTGTCGACGCATTGCGTGACGCCGTGAAGTGGTTCAGCGACCTGGACGATTCTACCAAGAAGATAATTATTGTGATAGGTGGGATCGCCGCAGCATTCGGGCCCGTGGTGCTCGCAGTCGGAAAACTCATAACGGCGTTCACGTCCATCATGGGCATCATGGGATCGCTCAAGGCCGCAATAGGTGGCCTTTCGATGCTTTTTGGCCCGGTGACTATTGCCGTGGCCGCCTTCGCCGCCGTAGCCACTGTCGTGTACCGTAACTGGGACGACATCGCCCAATGGTTCAACGGCACCTTCCCCAAGGCCGCCGACTCGTTCACCAGGGCCGTAAGGGCCATAGCTGACGCTGTGAGCTCGATGTGGGAAGGGCTGAAGGGGGCATTTGACTATTTCGCCAAGGCCTACGAAGAGAACGTGGGCAAGCTCGCAGAGCTGCGCAGGGAGGTTGAGGAGAGCCTCGGATTCCGTGTGGACGTGGAGAAGGCATTCCAGGCATCTACGCAGGTGGTCGACAATTACCTGGCTTCTCT